CCTCCACTCCTCCTGGGTTACTTCTTTCTTGCTTGCAAACATGATGAGCAGTCTCATCAACGGCCTCAGCGGTTGACATCTGGTTCTCTCACCTACTTGATGAATCCACGACAATGAAGGCTCTTGTGGATGAGCCATTGGTTTTCGAACCAACAAAACATTAAATGTAAACATATAACTCATAGTATAGAGGCGGCCTAGTAACTGGCAACAACGACACGGTAAATCGGACTAAATAAGGAAGAACCATAGTCTCGATCACCTCTAAAGCTTGTTCATACGTCACAAACTTAAAATGTAAAAAAATACTCATAAATAAATTGCTTTTGGACCACTAGTATCTCTGTCAAAGAGTAGCTCCTGAAGGGGTGTTCCGTAAACATCTCCCAATTTCATTTTCTTCAGGGCTATCTTCCATCTCATCTGACAGTGAGTACTCCAAGAATACAGGTGGTCAAGTTGTTCCATAATTTCCACGGTGGGTTCCAAGAGTCGGTTAAATCGCAACCTATAATCCTCCCGGAAAGTATTACACCTGGCAAATACAGCTTTATGGCCCGTAGTGAGTGTCAATATGCGCTTAATGACAGCCCTAACGGGAGGGATCATGCTACACGAATTAGCAAGCCCCAAAACAACACCTCTCATCAACGACTCACGGCTTACACCGACAGGCGGATTCACAATATAACCTAATTTAGCTAAAACCTTACCAGGTTTAGGAGCAAAGCACAACCCAGACTGCGTCCGAAGCAATCTCATTGAACAAAACTCCAACTCAGTCACATTTCTCTTGTAACTGGCTTTACTATCAAACCCCAACTTAGCCATGCAATCCTGCCATGGTAATTTCGTATAAGTCGAGTGCTGTAAAAGATTATCGTCGCCCTGGACCAGCATGTGTAATTTTTGCATTGCATGTCTTAAAGACATACGCATGCAATCGCAATAAATAAACACATGGGCTCCAGCATTGATGATGGAATTAAAAAGTGATGTATATGGATCACCACTTTTACGCGTGCCTCTCACGCTATACTTGTACCCCCAACGAGTGTAACCGTGAGTCTGAATATTAGAAATCATCAGATCAATTACGGCACGAGGTGCGCCAAACTGTTGCGCCAACCACACCTCGTATAGACACCATGGTTCCGTTATGGACGTATCAAACGCGCCAATATCATCCTCGATATTTAGCCAACCAGGTCTATCACATTCATTGCCAAGGGTCAAGGCATCACAACCAGAAGTAAAAGTAACAAAATTCTGGTGTGACCAAGACTTCTTCACACATCCTTGCAAAGCTGCTATCCAGGGTCCCACGATACAAATAAA